TTAAATTAGTTCAGGTGCATTTTGAGGATGCTATGGATTATGACACTGGATGGCATGATTTAAAAAAAGTTCAAGCTGCAAAAACAGAGCCAGTCACAAGTGTTGGTTGGATCGTAAATGAAACAGAAAAGCATATTGTCTTGTCAGCAGATTTTTGTAGTGACGGCACAACTGGTAGGGCAATTGCAATACCTAAAGACTGGTGCCAAAAAATAGTACCACTGAAAGAGGTTTTAGATGGACCCAATTGATGAGTATGGCTGGTAATGATAGCTGATATTTCATGGCATGAATACCAAATGGCAGCTCAAGTAGGTGTCAGCCGTAAATCACAATCAATAAACCTTGGTCATAAAGATCGTTATGGTTCAACCTGGAACCCAATCAATGATATAGGATGGTCAGTTGTTAGTGCTGTATCTGAATTGGCCGTTGCTAAATGCCTGAAGATGTATTGGGATGGCTCAGTCAATACCTTCTCACGACCTGATTTAGAGGGCATAGAAGTTAAGGCCCAACTTCATCATAGTATTGATCCAAGTAAGACTAGCAACTTTCTGATTATAAAACCAAATGCAGATGACGAGCTTGTGCATGTCTTGGTCCTTGTTCATTCAAACACACGATACGAAGTTGTTGGATTTATTAAAGGTAAGAACGCAAAGATCACACAGTTTGAACGACAAGTAAAAGATCGGCCACCATTTTATGCCGTACCAATTGATGAACTTACAGATATGAGGATGTTATGATCAAACACTACACAATTACTGCACTAATTTTATTTGTTTTTGTATTAGGTTTATACATTGGACACTATTTTGCGGCCCCACTCCATCATGTGCTTTCTGATCAGTGGACCGAGATTACAATAGCTCGTGAACAAATAGAATTAATCTGCATTCAAGTAGGCTGTATCTTTGAATAGCCAAGCAAAATGGGGGTGGTTTCTTCGATCTGATGTCAGCCCCAACGGGAAGATCGTTTACCTCTTATTGAGTGAGTATAAGGCCAAATACGGGAGGTGCTATATTCGTCAACAAACCATTGCAAACCAAATTAATATGAACAGAAGAACAGTCGTTCGTGCATTGCGTGAGTTAGAAGATAAACGATTAATTACAAGAAAAAGATTAAAAAGCTCATGTGAATATTTTTTACATATCAGTTTATTGGACAATGTTTTAAGCCCTCAACAAAGTGATACGACACCAGTGTCTTATATTAGTAAAGTATATAATACTAATAATACTACTTATAATACTACTAAGAATACTAAGAAGGTGCCAGATTTGTCTCATCTGGGGAAGAATTTAAAGATGAGTTATAAGACTGCTGTCCATGACATAAAAAATGGGAGCAGACTAAAAAAAGCGGACCAACTTGTTCACAATAAATTCTTTACGCACATGAAATCACGAGGTGATATGGGTAAGTTTTGGCAACAACTTATTGATGGTGAAATCGAATGGCCTGAAGAACTTCCAAAGTTAGGTAAAGCATAATGAAAGTCCTTGGTCATTCTTGGGCTTATTCTTGGTTCCTTGCTCATTCCTGGGTCCTTGGTCATTCTTGGGTCCTTGGTCATTCTTGGGTCCTTGGTCATTCTTGGAAGTTTATCAAATGAGTATCACTTCTGTACAAATAATAGATATGTTTCAAATAGCTTATGATACAGACAAAAAGCTGCCTTCTGTATATAAACGAGGTGCAAGCTCTATGAAGTTTGACATTGTGCATGATAGCTCAGATCATAATCGTTGGAGTAAGCAGCCCATTAAAACAGTTGCTACAAGTAGAGAGATTGAGATATACGAGTTTTGTCTTTTTTACTTAGGCCCATTAATGAGTATTGAAGAAAGAAAACTTGTTTGGGCCAGAACCTTGAATGCTCCCTGGCATTGGATAGGTAAGAATATTCTTAATTGCTCCCGTCATACTGCAAAAAAGAGATATTTAGAGGTTATTCGTATGCTTAGAATGAGAGTGTCAATCAGTGAGGAGCTTATGAAAAAGCTCCCCAGGATTTAATAAATATATTAAAATTAATATTCCTCTGTTAATTTAAATTCTACTGTTAAGGTGTCATCACCATAAGTGTTAAGCTGCCTTCTAGCAAAACACATTGCCTCGTAAAACTGTCCAAGGTCATAACAATTTTCTTCAAAAACAATTTTCTTTGTTATTTTTGGTTTTTTATAATCCAAATGTTTTTGTTTTTTGTTGTCATAATAACTTTTTATAGTTTCAGTTTTTGTTATTTTTACATTATCAAAGTTTATAGTCATTATTATTTGTCCTCCGTTTTGTTTTGTTTTAAAAATTCATTTACTCGATCTTGTGTAAATATGTGACAAGCCAACAAAAAAT